ACACAATACTGTTTCACGAAATACACAAAGAGAATCTTGAGTTATCTGATTCACATAGTTTTGGTAAACAGGGTAGTTTAAAGTATTAAAAGCTTGTGCTTTTAAAAGTGTCCCTAGGTAATCTTCACATTTATTACACTCCTCACATTCATCACACTTACTACATCCACACACAATTCCTTCTACCATACTGATAAAAGACATAAGTAAATGATTATAGTGTTTGATGATAAAAGGCATACCTACTTGAGTACTAGACTCTAGATAAACAGAGTAGTCTCCATCAACAGGAAAACTCAAAGTAGTTATCTGTCCAGGAACCATTACAGCTGTTTTTATCTCAGTAGTTGCTTCACAAGTTACCTTACTAACATGATAAGTAAGATTCACACTTCCTGTATTTTCAAGTGTGTATGTGTCTTTGTATTTTAAGTATGTGTAATTCAAAGCCATGGGAAAGTGTTTTAAGTGTCAAATGTACAAAAATAAAAAAACATCTCTATAAAAATAGAGATGTTTTATCTAATAGCCTTATTTTAAATTCCTTATGCTATACCATCAGTAGCAACAGAAGTAACTTCTGGTTCTACTACAGCAGCATTAGTACTAGCAGCAGCAGCATCATCAATCAAACTATCAAAGCCTAAACCTGATAAGAAAGAATTGAAAACAGTTGCAACAGCTTGTCTAGTTACTGTGTCAGCTTCTGGAATTGCAATAACAGTACTTAATACATTGCTGTATTCTTGCCATCCTGATTCAGAAGTTTGGTTGTACTGAACAATAAATTGATCATAAGTAGTTCCTTTTACAGAAAGATAGTTGATATTTTCATACCCCATACCTGTTACTTGAGACAATTTGTAAGGTCCTGAACCTGCCCATCCTGATGCATGGTACTCTTTTTGTTGGATATTAATTCCACTACCTTCTTCAAATACTGGGTATTGATTGATAGTAGTTGCTCCTGAACATCCAAAACCTTCAATTAAAGAAACAATTAAAACTGTTTCTAACAATTTGTGGTAATGTAAGTTAATAGAACAATAAGTTCCAATTGCTAAAGGTTGACTTACTAATTGGAAATCAGCAAATACTTGATTAGCTTCTAAAGCTGTTTTGTTGAATACAATTAAAGCAGCAACATCAGCAGCAGTCATAACAGCACCAGCAGCGTAGTCTACAGAAGTTCCATGAGTAGCAGCTACTAAAGCTTGTCTTGCAACAGCTTGAGCTAAAACTAAATTAGAATCATCAGCATTAATACTAGCTATAAATAACTGTGTTAATACGTTAGCATCTAATGAACCACATCCTCCAGTACAATCATCACAACAAGGAGTTGTAACCATATAAGCTTTGCTAAATTGGTTATACCCTTGAATTCTGTTGATTTTTGCATTACGGAATTCTACTCTTACTCCATACTCAGTATCACACTCAGCTTTAAAACTTCCTACAGTAACCTTCATAGGTTGACCTGCAGTATGAGGTTGAAAAGTTAAATCTGTAATACCCTTAGTTTGGATAAACTGACCTGCAGAAGTTCTGATGTCTACTAAAGACCCATTACCAATACCAACAGCAAAAGTAATAGCTTTAGTACCAGCAGGAACTGCAGTACCATAAGCTAAACCTGTGTTAGCATCAAAAACTCCTAATTGCCCTGGCAATAAAGCATCTACAGTAGATCCTGTTGTAGCCAAAGCTTGATTACCTCTTGTAGGTAATACTTGAAAAACGTCATTGTTACGATTACTCATAATTTCTAGTTTTTTTAATTAAACAATCTGATTAAAACCTAACTTACTAATTTTACTTTGTAAGTCTGAAGTTTGCACTTCACTTGCAGCAAGCATAACTGCTATATCCACAATTTCCCTATGGGTGTGGTCTGGGAGATCACAATTCACAGTACCTGTTAAGGTAACACCTGAAGGATGGTTATAAGTTCCTGCACCAAAATCTTGGGCATTATGCATATAAGCCATTTTGCGTATATAAGACAATTTTGCTTCATCTATTGTAAAGGTTCCATCTGTAAAACATTGGATACCTTGAGTTTCATAAACTCCATTAACTTCTCTCCATTCAAAAGAGCTGCTATAAAATTCACTCTCTTCAAAAAGTTCATTGTGTTCATTAATGGCAAGAACTCCTTCTTTTCCTTTACAATTTCCTTTTGATAATTTTACTCTGCATCTTACAAAATATAAGTAGTTTGCAGGTAGAGCAATTACATTATTTACTACAGGAGTCCAAGTGCCTCCAATAACAATACTTTTAATATCATCAATTATTCTTTGAGACATTTCAAAACCAAGGCCATTATTAACTTTAGGCTGTGCTACTCTTTTTACAAATAGTTCAGCTGCCTCATTTAATAACCAATCAATCTCAGGAACTAAAAGTCCTTTATTCTTTTGGCTATCTATCTTGTTAAACTTCTGTTTGAAGTCATAATGCATTTCCCTGGTTGTCATAACTCTTAGTTATTAATCTTAGACAATATTAACATTTTAATATCTTGATTCTCTTCTTTTGAAAGATACTCAGCAACTTCAATTTCATCAATACCTAATGGAGAATCCATGTGGAAAATTCTTTGACCTTCTTTTCTTAAGACTGATTTTTGAAGAGCTTCTAAAACAAGTGCATGTGCTGCAGTTTGTTTCTTATCCATATTCAAATATCTTAAAAATTCACTTGCATCTTTAGTAATGATTTTATCTAACTCTACAGCAACAAAGTCTGCAGATTGATTCTTCATATTTTTACCACCTAATACTAGTATTAATTGTACTTTTCTATCTAATGATAGTTTAGAAGCTTCAATAATAGCTGTGTTTTTTTGCTCTACTTTACTAGCCATTACTGATGCTTGTTCTGCTTCATCAAAAATAACATGAGTAGCTTCTGGCCACATACCTAAATCATATTCTGCCATTGAATTGGCAACATACTTACTTGCTTTCATTACTTTTACTTTAATAAAGTCTAAAGCATTGTCTGAGTCAAAGAACATAGTATTGTTCTCTAATTTAATAATTGCCATACCTGAATCCCAAAATGGGTGTGGTGCTTCAGAATTATAATTTGCTGACAAATCATAAGTAATTCCTTTCTTAGCTAAATCTTTAATATCCTGGTCTGATAGGCCTGTAGCATACTTCATTGTGCTACCATCTACCAAAGCCTGGATTTTTTTGGGTCTTGTGAAAGACTCCTGTCCTACTTTGTTGTGCCATCTTTTTGACTCAATAGGTCTTACTTCTACTTTAACTGATGCCATAATTTTTTCTTTTTAAATTATTGAACTTATTTTAGGAAACCTTTTTCCCTTTACCACCAAAAGCTCCTTGTTACAGGAGCTTTTTAGTAGTTATATAAGGATCTTAGTTACGAGATAAGATCAATTCTCCACATTTAGTGATGTCATGGATATGGATACCACATGATTTTTCAACGTGCATTTCATAGTAAGAACCAGAGTGTGCAGAAGAACCACCATTTTTAGGACCATAAGGACCATACATACCTTCAACATAAGTGAAAGCAAAACCATCTTTCTTGTTCATGATTTTGATGTTAGAGTTTTTAGATTCTCCTGAGAAGTCTAAGAATGTAATTCTTTGAGACTCAATTGGGAAACCTGTAACTTCATCAATTTCAAAGTTGATTTCTCTATCATCATAAAGAGGATTGTGAATCAACTCAAGAGAAGCACCATTTGCCATGTTGTATTTCACAAATTGGTAACCTGCTTCAAGTGCATTAGTGTGTACTGAACTAGCTACTTTATTAGTATATACTTCAACATTCTTAATGAAACCTGATTTGTTTTGCCAATCTTGGATAGCTCTATGGAATTGTAACATACCATACTCTCCTGTGAAACCTTTAATTTGACGACCTTGACCTGGCTTAACTCTAGAATAGAAAATATCTTGTAAGTACTCTTCAATTAACTTAGCAGTTAAGTGAGAATATCTATGTTGATGAGAATCTTCTAATTGCTCTTGAATTCCAGGACCCATTCTTACTGGTCTTCCATTAGCTCCTAATACAGTATCTGCAGATCTTGAATACCAATATCCACGTTCTACTTCTCTGTACCATTGTTGCCAA